TCAAAAAAGTATCAGATTTGCATTGCTAAGGGTTTCGCTTAGGCGTATTTCGGTTACCCGAAGTGGCATCATCTTCGGATCAAACGCTCGTTAGTCCCGCCGCCGGCCAGCGTTTGCCTGGCTTGAGCAGAACAACCAAATGGACGCGGTCCGTTCGCGGATTGGTTGAGCGAACGGGAAAGTCGGCGGCGCAGGCGCGCGAGTATAACGAAAACATCACGCCCGATCACCAGGAGTCTTTTTATCTGGCGGGCATGAATGCGCTGGCCGAGAAGTTTTGGACCCTCGCGCGCAATAAGACTTCCGATCCGCAGGAAATCAGGACGTACGCGGATCTGCTCCTGCGGCACTTCGAGCAGAAGCATAAGGAGAAAAAGACCGCCATCATGGAACGCCAGCTCGCGCTGCTGGAGGAAAAGGCAAAGGCGCTCCGCGCGGCAGTAAGCGATCGCTCGCTCACCGATACCGAATTTTACAGCAAAATTAGAGAGATTTGCTTCCCAGCAAATTATGGTCGCCCAGGCCCCGAAATCAAAGCAGCCAAACTCCTCCACAACGGAAACGGTTTCGCCTCTTAATCTCCTGCTGCCTTATCAGCGGCAGTGGGTTGACGATCGATCGCGCTTTAAGCTCGCCGTTCAAGCCAGGCAGACGGGTAAATCGTTTCAGACTGCGTGCGAAGCGGCGCGCGATGCGCTCACTGATCCGGGGGCGCAATGGACTTGCCTTTCTTCCGGTGAGCGCCAGGCGCTGGAATGGATGGAAAAGGCCAAGGAATGGAGTGAAGCGTTCCGGCTTGCGATTGAGAATTACACTGAGGACCGCAAGATCAGTGAAGCGCTGGTGCGCGTGGCGGAAATCCGTTTCGCCAATAAGTCGGTGATCCGCGCGATCCCTGGCAACCCGTTCACGGCGCGCGGCTACTCGGCAAACGTGATCCTGGATGAGTTCGCTTATCACGAGGACCCGGACGCGGTGTGGGCGGCCATGTTCCCGTCAATCACCAGCCCGGTCGCCGGCACCTTTGTTCCGAAGGTCCGTGCCATGTATGCCGGCAAAAAGATGGATCTCTCGCGGGAACTGAAATTGCGCGTGGTTTCAACCTTTAACGGGCGCGAAAACAAGTTCTTCCATCTGTGGGAGAACGCGGAAAAGAACGGTTACAGCGTACACAAGATCACGATTCACGATGCCATCGCGCAAGGGCTGAAACTGAACGCCGATGAACTTCGCCAGGGCCTGGATGACTCCGACATCTGGGCGCAGGAATACGAGTGCGAACCGATCGATACCAGTAACGTCCTCTTACCCTACGATCTGATCGCGCAGGCGGAAACGATCAGCGCCAGCGAAATAATCGAGCCTGAGTTTTTTGAGTCGCGCCGGGAAATCTTTTGCGGAATCGATTTCGGGCGTTCGAATGATCCCACGGTTTGCTGGTCGCTCGAGCTCGTCGGCGACACGCTCTGGACGCGCGAAGTGCTCGTCCTCGACAAGATGAGCACGCCGGAGCAGAACAACATTCTTTCGCAGCGCATCAAAGCTTCGCGGCGCACGGCGCTGGATTACACGGGGCCAGGGATCGGGTTTGGCGATTACGCGGTGAAGGATGCCGGGATGAGTGAGTGGAAACCGGAAGAGCATCATTTTGGGAAGGTGGAACTTTTCACGTTCACGCCGAAATCGAAGCGGCTTTTGTTTCCTACTTTGCGCCGGCGGTTTGAAGCGCCTTGCAGGATTCGCGTGCCGGTTTCGCGGAAGGTGCGGGAAGACCTGCACGCGATGCAGCAAGTGGTGAACAAGGGAGAATATTCCTATTGGGCGCCGCGGACGCAGGAAGGGCATAGCGATCGTTGCACGGCGCTGGCGTTGGCGGTGCGCGCGGCGGCGGAAAGCACCGCGGGCGCGATTCGTGATCCGAAGGTTATTCGTTTTGGGCGGCCGGCTGTGAGCAGGTTTGGACAATTTCAACCGATGAGGCTGGCCTCTTGAAGACATGGACGCAGCCCCAACTCACCTGGATTTATTTTCTGGCATTGGCGGATTCGCCCTCGCCGCGCGATGGGCAGGATTCAGGACAATCGGCTTCTGTGAAATTGACGCATTCCCCGCCGCCGTCTTGCGCCGACATTGGCCCGGAATTCCAAACTTCGGCGATGTTCGAAACATCACGTCTGGGAGTGCAGACATTATCACCGGCGGATTCCCGTGCCAGGACATTAGCTGCGCCGGTTCCGGTCTTGGATTGGAAGGAGAACGCTCAGGATTGTGGCGAGAATTCCACCGAATTATACGCGACATACGACCGCGATTCGCGCTGGTGGAAAACGTCGCAGCTTTATCTGTTCGAGGACTTCTCGAAATCCTTAGAGATTTGTCCGAAATCGGGTTCGATGCGGAATGGTCAAATATTTCTGCGTGCGCCGTGGGTGCGACACACATGCGCCGACGAATGTTCATTGTGGCCTACCCCCACGGCTTCGATGGATGGCAGAGGCTTCGGGATTCCACTCCACAACAGAACGGGAAGGTTCAGACAGTCGATAGTTTTGCGAGTGCAAGAGCTGGTTGGAAAGCACGGATGGCGAATCCATCCGCACTTTACCGAGACTCTTATGGGCTTCCCAACCGGATGGAGCGAAATCGAGCCATCGGTAACAGCGTCTGTCCGCAGGTTGCCTACGAAATCCTGCGAGAAATCAGGAAGCTGATATGAAAGCGTTCGAAGAAAGAGCGGTGCTCGAGCAGACGGAGCTTGCGAAGAGGCTTGGCAAATTGGCGGAGTTTAATCGCAGCGAAGATTTTAAGGCGCTGGATTCCGCGGAGCAGATGCACCTGCAGATGCAGGAGCACGCGATGTATCTACACCTCTATTTTCTTGCGGCGCGAATTAATAATTTCGGGAATGCAGGCGACACGCCTGCCGCTACAGAGGAGGCTTCTTGAAGCGCATCACGGCGGCACGCAAGCGCACGAAGACGGTGAAGCTTCGCAAGAATGGGAAGCACGCGATCGATGCGGCTTCTACGTTGCGCGTGCCGCTGAGCACTATGCGCTCGATTCTGCGGCCGCAGGTGAACCGCTCATGGATGATGCCTTACGTGGCGTCTTATACGCCGGTAATGGTGGAGTCGATTCTGCGCGGGGCGCTATCGGGCGTGATGGTGCAGCAGTGGGAATTGTTTCGGCTGATGCTGGATACCTGGCCGGCGCTGGCGGCTTGCAAGGAGGAATTGCTTTACGGAATCAGCCGGCGCGAATTGCAGTTTGATCCTTACGCGGAGGAAGATGAGAAGCCGACGCCGAACGCGATCGATCGCGAAAAGCTGGTCACGGAAGCGTTGCGCAATATGCAGCCGCGCGCGGAAGCGGATGAGAACGGGCTGGATGGCACGATCGAGGACCTCATGGATGCGTGGTTTCGCGGGATCAGCGTGTGCGAGGTGCTTTGGTTTACCACCGACACGGTTAACCAGGGGCTGATCACGGCGCCGCGGGCGACGAAGTTTGCGCATCCGTGCAATTACGCATTCGGCGATGACGGCGTTTTAGGGCTTACTGATGACGCCAGTTATGCGGATACCACGGCTGGCTTTCGCAGGAACGAGGTGCGGCCGTTTCCGCCTTACAAGTTTCTTACCGCGATTCACAAGGCACAATCCGGGAGTCCAATTGGCGGTGCATTGCTTCGACCTTTAGCGTGGTGGTGGTGCGCCGCCAATTTTTCAAGCGATTGGTTGCTAAACCTCGCGCAAATTTTTGGCCTTCCATTCCGGTGGGCAAACTATGCTGCTTCTGCGCCAGACGAAACGGTTTCGGCCGTTTGCAATATGTTGCAGAACATGGGTAGCGCCGGATGGGCGGCGTTCCCTGAAGGCACTTCGCTGGAATTGAAGGAAGCGGCGCACGGCAGCGACCGGACGCCGCAAGGAGATTTGCTCGACCGCGCCGACGCATACGTGCGTTTGCTTATTCTCGGTCAGACCATGACCGGCAACACCCTCGCAAGTGGGCGCGGCGGGCAAAGCTTTGGGACTGTGGAAGCGCAGTTAAAGCAGGACCGGCTCGATGCGGCTTCGTTTTTCATTTCCAACATTTTCAACCGGCAACTCATTCCTTACATCCTTCAGCTCAATTACGGCGATACGATGGAAGCGCCGAAGTGCCGGTTCCTAAAGGAAACGGAAGGGAACTATCAGGACGCGCAGCGGGACCAGATTCTTACCACGATGGGGCTGGACATTCCGCTAAGCTATTTGCGTCACAAGTATTCCGTCCCATCAGCTACCAACGATGAGCCGGTAACAACGCCGCCGCCGAAACCGATCGCGCCTTCGAGCGTGAGCGCCGGGCCGAAGGGAACGCGGCCGCTGGGTGAACCTTCGCGCAATGGGACGCCGAACCCGAAGGAAATGGCTGCGAAGCTTGAAAAAATTTCAGCGATTGAAGACGAAGAGATTTTCGCAATCGAGTTGAACCGATTGGCCGATGACGTTGAAGCGGCAGCTGCACCGGCGCCGGCAGCACCGACGCCGAGGCGAGCGGGCAAAAGCTGGCACGCGCGGCCGTTCATCACGAAAAACGCGGCGGACGATTTCGCATCGAAACACCCTGGGACTTGGGTCGAAGAAGCAATGACCGGCGGCAAGCCGAACGGCTGGGCCGTTAAGTTTGATGCATGACTATGAAAAAGAAAATCGCAGTCAAAAAGCAGAAAGCAGTGAAACGCAAGCCGGTCAAAGCGAAATCGAAAAATGGAAAGGAACCTGAATTTATCTCGAAAGCGAAGGAACCGGAATTTGTCGGCAAGGCCAGTAGCGGGAAACCGTTAACCAGGACTCAGGACAAAGAATACCGCAGGCAAATGGGGTGGCCCGCAAGATGAACGAAGAACTAGAACCCATTGAATGCCGCGCGGCGGTGGAGATTTCAGCTACGTCGCGGAATGAAGTTTTGTTTTTGCCGATCGGGCTTCACTCGATCACGCCTGTCGCCGGTGGCATCGGGCGGCCCATCAAAGTTAAGGTTGATGCGAGCACCGCCGATGCCATCGAGCAGCAACGCAAAATCATGGCCGGCAAAGGGAAACGGCCGTATTTCGATTTCGATCACGAAGATGGCGCGGCGAGTTTTTGGCCGGAAGGTTTCGCCTGGCGCAGTGGTGAGGGCGTAATTGCGAAAGGCGAATGGACCGCGCGCGGGCGCAAAGCGGTGGAAGGCAAAGACTATCGGGCCTTCTCGCCAGTGTTCCACGTGGATAACAAACGCAGCGATCCGGCCAAGGTGATTTGCATGGAACACGCTGCACCGAACATGGGCGGGCTGGTTAACAATCCCGCATTCAATTTGCCCTTGTGGGCAAAAAACGCCGGAGATTCGGCGACATCAACAAACAACCCTGTGGCGGCGAGGCTAGAGGGAACCAACAAAGAGGAAAACAAAATGACGACAGAAGACCTCGCCGCGCTCCGGGCGAAAGATCAGGAGCTTGAAAGAGATGAGCAGGATGAATCCACCGCAACCAAACGTGCGGCGTTGCATTCCGAAATCAGGGCCGGCGAACTGGAAATCGAGATGAGCGAGATCAAAGCCCGCAACGAGGAGTTGCAGGGCAAGGTTCGCAAACGCCAGCTCGATGACGCGCGCCTGGCGGTGCGTGAAGCGGTAAAGCGCGGGGCGATCGCAGCGCGTGATTTGCCGAAACAAAAGATGTGGGAAACCCGCATCGCGGCGGATCCGAGGGACAAGGAAATTTTGGATTCGATTCCCGGCAACATGCCGCAACTCAGCGGCGCAATCATCAGCAGCGGCCGTGTGACGATTAGCGATGACGATCCTTCGCGGATCTTCGGCGAACTGGCGCGGGTTAGTTCGCTTTCAACCCACGCTTCGCAACCGGAGCAGCGCAGGATGTTGAGCCGGGAGTTTGCGGCGATCTACGCTCGCGAATTCAAAGGATCGAACAAGGAACGGATGCTGTCATTTCCGGTTTCGGAATTTGAAACGGCGATCATGGGCGCGGATGTCACCGACACGAATCTGAAAACGCTTTCCGGTTCACTGGTGACTCAGCGCACGCTGGAGCTTCTCAGATTCACGTTTCCATCCCTCACGATGTTCACCACGGATTTCAGCGATCAGGCTGCGCAATTCAATCAGACGGTGATCACGCGCACGGTGACGATTCCAAACGTAACGTCCTACAACACTACAACGGGATGGGCCGATTCAACGGCAGCCACCGCGGATGTGCCGGTTACGATCAACCAGCACCGGGGCGTTAATATCACGTTCAACGAGCAGATTCTGGCCTCAACAGTGCGGCGGTTGTTCGATGAATTCGCGCCGGCGGCGGCTTACGCCTTGTCCAAGGACATGGTGGATAATCTTTATGCCAACATCACGGATGCCAACTTCACGAATAACACCGTGCAGGCCACTTCGGGCTTCGTGCGAACAAGTGTGATAGCCATCGGCACGCAGCTTACAATCCGCGGCGTTCCGCTGGCGCTGGGGCAGCGCACGTTGTTGCTTTATCCAACCGTGTTTTCGGCCCTTGTCGGTGACACGGCGTTGATCACGTTCGCGGCATATCAGAAGCCGGAATTGATCACAGCGCCGCAGAGTGGCGCCGGGCTGGTGATCCCGGTTGATACGTTCCAGGTAGTCAACGCGCCGAACCTGCCGACGAACAACGGAAATGTCACAGGATTCGGTTGCAGCAAATCCGCGCTGGTGATTGCCACGCGCCTGCCGAATGATTACACCAGCGCCAATCCTGGCGCGAATTACGGCAGTGTGCAGGTGATGACCGAACCGGATATAGGGATTTCGGTGATGCTCACGCAATACGTCAATCATCAGCTCGCGGCCGCAACGTCGCGGATTTCGCTGATGTATGGCACGGCCGCGGGTCAAACCAACGCCGGGCAATTGCTGAAAGCTGCCGCCGGATCGGGTTCCAGCAGAACATAATTCATGTGGTCCATCTGCCCTTCCGCCGGAAGGCGGGAGGGCAGTCATGACCAAATGAAAATCGACGCTGAAACCGGCTGGTTTAAAGGTGTGGGTGACATTGTTTGCTATGCCTGGATCGGGCAAGGCATACGTGCGCAAGGCGGCGATGTCACCTTTTACTGTAACGGCTGGCGCCGTGAGCTTTTCGAGGTGCTTAATATGACGAGCACCGACGATCCGACAGGCGCGGTTGTGACGCATGAAGGTCACGAGCAGGCTGTGGGCGAAGGTTCGCCGCTGAATTATCTGGAATGGATTGCCGCCAAGCTGGGCGTCAAAGAAAAGCCGCAGCGGCCGCTGCTTAATATGGTCCCGATGGATCGCGAGATGGGGCGCCGGGCATCGGCTAACGTGCTGATCTTCCCTCACTGCGTATGGCCGACGCGGACCTGGCCGAAGACGTATTTCATCGAACTGGCGCTGTTACTGCAGAAAGCGGGGCTGACTGTAAAGATGGTTACTGAAGAGCGCGATTACCAGCTTCTATCCTTCCACGGCATTTACAAAAAGAGCTGGTCATATATCGCCGGGGCCATTCAGTGGGCGGATTTAGTTATCGGGAACGATAGCGGCCCGGCGCACCTTGCCGGCACGATCGGCACGCGCGCCCTTGCGATCCACGGGCCGACGCAGGAACGGATTTACGGTTACTTGCCGGAAGTAACATCGTTCCGCAAAAAGGTGCTTCCATGCGCGGGTTGCCATTGCCTCGGGGATTTCCCACGCGGCGGCGCTTGCGAACTGGGATGCTCAGAGCTTTATCGCACGTTTCCCGAAGACGTTTACGCGACGGCCGCGCAAATCCTTCACCTGGAGGATCGCAAAGCCGCATGAGCAACCTGGAACAACTGGCAAAACAACACGGACTGTTTCGACCTCAGCCTATGGAAGACTACCATCAACTGATCGCCAACACTGTAACCGAACATGCCCGGCGTGTTCACCGCGCCATTGATTACATCGAGGTGGGCGTGTTCACGGGTAACAGCGCGCGCGCCGTGTTACAAAGCGGCCATTGCCGCTGGGCCACGTTAATTGACAACTTTTCAAATACTCACTGCGGCGATCTTAAATCCTCGGAGCATACAGTCAGGGAGAACTTGAAAGATTATGACGGCATCTTCGAAATCAAGGTAGGCGATTCGCACGCCGTTTTGCCAACGATCAAACGGCAATTCGACATAGGCTTTGTGGATGGCGACCACACTATCGAGGGTTGCCGCGGCGACATGGAGTTGATGTGGCCGCTGATACGCGATGATGGCGTCATGTTCATCGATGACATGCAAAACTGCGGCTACATGCACATCAAAGGACTGGTCGAGCAATTCGCCGCGGACAAAGGGCTTAAATACACCTACCACCAGGTCCATGAGGGACTGGGAGAATTGCGCCGATGATTAACCCGAACCAGCTTGGCCGCAGTCCGTTTCCAGCCCACGCATCGCAATGGATGCTTGTTGGGCTTCGCGGCGGAGCTGTAGCAACGGGCTATTCGTTCACGGGCGACGTTGGCGGTTCGATTTCGGTTCCCTCCTTACCATTCACGGTCGCGCTTACGCCCGCGGGCGGCATGGTTGCCGGCACGGTGACGATCACTCCGAGCGACGGCGGCGCTGGCGGAACGTTCACGCCTTCAACCGTTGCACTAACAACCGCGGCGCCTTCAAGCACGTTCACTTATACGCCAATTTCGACGGGCAATAAAACCATCAGCGTCACTAATGGCGGCACATTAACGGATCCAGGCAGCCTCGTTTACGCGGTTACAGCGATGCAACATTTGCTGACTACACTGATTACCTATTGGGCACTAGATGAAGCTAGCGGAACTCGCGTTGACAGCACTGGAATAAAAAACCTCGTTCCGATAAACGCGCCTGTCGGCGCTGCCGGCAAAATTAATAACGGTTGCCAATTCGTCGCGGCCAGTAGCCAATATTTACTGGCGGGTGACAGTGCTACATTACGGGTCACATCAAGTTTCACGTTTTCTGCGTGGGCGAAACTGGCAAGTAATACCGGAGGGGCAGAGCTTGTGCTTGCCAAGGATGAAGGATCAACAAGCGGAGGGCTTAGGGATTATTCGATCTTTCATCATCCGACTGCTGGCTATGTTTTCAGCGTAAACGATCCGGCCACCATAGCCGTTGCCGTTGGCACGCCTGCTTCTACCGGGGTTTGGACGCACATCGTCGTGTGGTGGGATTCGGCGGACAGCAAGCTGCGGATACGGATCAACGATACCACTACCTATGTTAGCACCATGACGGGCGCGCTTACCCAAACTGCTGCAAACTTTTACATGGGTGTTTACGGGAATAATGCAGGCGGTGCTACTGCGGCAACCTACTTTGACGGGATCATTGACGAGGTTGGTTTCTGGAAACGGTTACTTACGGCCTCAGAAATCACTGTGCTTTACAATGGCGGAAACGGCACGCCGTATTCCCTCTTTTCGTAATGACATGCCAGAAAGAAATCAAATGTGGATTGGGCTTGCCAGAACGGCCGTGTCTGGAGTTATCGCTGCAATCGCTGTCATTTTTTTCTTCGGCGGGCGCGAAGCGAAGATTAATGACCTGCTCTCATGGAAAGCTGATACCGCGCCAAAGATTCAACGCATGGACACAACCGGCACGTTATCTTTTGAACTGTTTCATAAGGAATATGAGCGCACACAACAGCGCCAGGAAGAAAAGATAAAAGAACTGGAAAAGGAAATAAGAGCACTTGAACGAGCTTCTAACAATTGAGCCGGTAACGATCTATGAGTTACTCGATATGCGCTATGTGCGCTTCGTGAGTAACCTCGACGTTTGCAACGATGGGAGCGGACCGGATTACGATGATCCGTATCATCAGGCGCAGACCGCTTACTATAACGGCGGCAACTTTTTGAATGCTGATGTCGATCGTTACATGGTCGTGCCGCCGCAGATTCGTTCCATGGTTCCCGGCGTGGTGATGGGATGCCAGGCGCGCGTCACTAATCTCACCACCGGCCAATGGAGCGCCGCGGTCGTGGGCGACATCGGGCCGGATGATAAGACCGGCGAAACCGCCTATTGCCTGGCGAAGATTCTTAACCCTGACATCGGCCATAACGATGGTGATTCAGCCTACGTCTATCTCTACGAGCTGTGGCCGGACATCCCGGCCAAAGTAAACGGCAAAACTTACAAACTGGAACCTGCATAAATGGCTTGGGTAGCATTCACATCTTCTCACGTTCTAAGCGAGTTTACGCCGAACGAAGCGGCGTCGATTCGTAACATGCAGGGCAGCGGATCTGGCAGTGGTCCACCGTTTGTTAATGTCGATGTCATCACCGCGCGAACGGTTGATGAGGTGCGCGGGTTTATTCTGGCCGGCGATTACGCGATTGATGACGCGAACAATAACACGCTACCCAAGGGACTTTTTGCTGACGCCATAGCGATCGCGCGCTGGCGGTTACTGATTGCAGTGCCGCAACTGAAGCAACTACAAACCGCTGAGCGCCAAAAAGCATACGAAGACGCGCTGGCGAAGATGAACAAGATCTCGGATCAGCAATTCAACGTTGAACCGCCGATCCCGCCGGCCACAGACATCAGCGCCGGCAATTGGAACAGCGAAAACAAACTGATCATGCGCACGCATCCGGTGATCAGACCAGGGCCGCAGGGCACCGACGATTACGCCAATCCCGCCGGTCCGCAAGACGCCGAACCTACTCCGATCCCATGACTGATTTCGAACGCATTGTTGATGAGATCGATGGGAAACGGCAAATCGATTTTGCCCGGATATTCCGCGCGGCCGCGCGGATGAAGGATTACGGCAAGGCGCGCAACCTTATCAACGCGGTCACTGCCGCGGCGAGCAAGCCGCCCAGTATGTCAAATCTCACGGATAAGACATACGCGCAGCATTACAAAAAGCGCAAAGCCGACATCGACCATCTGCACAGCGAAATCACAAGCGAAATGCGCATGGCCCAAGGCGATTGCCAGCGCAAGCTCCGAAACCATTTCGCGCACGCCGACATCAAATCGGCTGAAGGCGATGATTTCATGTTTGATCCTGATGCGCTGGCCTCAGACCTCGGCGACGTTCTTAAAGCATCGCTGCCGCAAATGCTGATCGACGCCGGGCAGGACGTGCTCGAAGGCTTTCTGCCGCCGCCGGATGAAGCGAAGGCGTTCATTGACGGGCGCGAAAACCTGATGTCCAACGTCGCCCAGGAAACTTTCGATTCAGTGAAGGCTGAGCTGCAGGACGGCCTCGACAAAGGCGAAAGCTACCGGGAGCTAAGTAAACGGCTTAGCGACAAGTTTGCCGAGATAACCGAAGGCCGCGCGCAGACCGTCGCCAGCACCGAAGTGGCCAGCGCCTACGGCTACGCGCGAAACGAAGCGATGAAACAAAGCGGCGCTACTCACAAGCTATGGCTTGGCAGTGGCCGGCCGCCAGGGACTTTGCACGGGATGCGTCCCGCGCACGCCGCCGCCCATTACGAGCAACAAACTCGCGCCATCGACGAACCGTTTGTAGTGGGTGGTGAGCCTTTGATGTTTCCGACAGATAGCAGCCTGGGCGCCGGACCGGAAATGACTATCAACTGTCATTGCGTGGCCTTACCAGCGGAGGCGCCCAAATAATGCCAGCGCCGATTGTCATCGAACTAACACCGCAAGCGCAAGCGGTCATCGTGAAGCTTCGCAATTTCCCGCAGGAAATGGGGCAAGCTATTAAGCGCGGCATGGATGACGCAGGGAATACCGCCTGGCGCGAGATAACCATCCAACGTTTCCGCGGGCTGGGCAAAAAGCCGTATCCAGTCGAGGAACATCGCCTCCGCAATATCAGCGATCGATTGCAGACCTCGTTATTCTGGCGCAACGCGAAAGTGGAAACCGCTGGCAATAGCGTGTCGGTGACGGGCACGATGGGCAGCGAAGGCGTCTGGTATTTTCCACTGCACGAATATGGCGGCACCATCACGATAAAGCCGTTTTTTCGCAAGAACCGAAAGAGCAGTAAGAAAAACCCGAAGCCGCAAATCGCGGTGAAATCTCACACCCGCACCTATCCCGAACGCGCGCCGATGCGCACCGGGATCGCGGAGCATAAGATACTTTTCCAGCAGAAGATTCAGGCCGAACTCGAAAAGACGCTGGCTGCGAAGGGACCATATCAACCATGATTGTGGACGCCGACAACGTTTTCGAAACCCTGCAAAACGACATCGCCGCGGAGATAGCGAGCAAGGCGTTATTTCAGGGCATCGAGCTGCCCGATGGCACTCCCTGGCAAGTGCTCACGGAGGATGAAGGCGATATCGAATATATGTTCACGCAGATGATTTCGGCATGCGGGCTCAGTGTTATCGTGCAGTCGCCAACCGCGCACACCGCCTCCGGCACTAAGCCCGTCCCCGAAGTGCAATTCGATCCGTTATCGGTGGCGGTTTCGATTAGCGAAGCGATCATTTTTAATCGCGGCGCCGAAGGAACCGGCGTGCGACTGATGCGCGCCACGAAGGAAATCATCAGCGCATTGCACACGTTCAAGCCGCCATCGCTTAACAAGCCTTTGTCATTCACCGAAATGCTAAAGGACCGCGATACGCACCCGGAAACGGGTCAGCTCGTGGCCTCACGAATTTGCCTGTTCGAAGTAAGACCTTACTTCCTAGTCGTCCGATGAACCGGCCAAACAAAACAACTAACATGGAAACAAAATGAACCTACAAAAACTAATCATCGGCAATCACTTGTGGTTTGGCCGGGATACCAACGATAACTTCGTTTATCAGACCGGCACAGTGAGCGTAACAAACGGCAGCGCCACAGTAAACGGGCTGGGAACAACGTTCACCGGCACGGCGCCTGCAACCAAACTCTCCATCGGCGGCCGCACGGTAACGGTTTCGAGCGTAACCAGCGCCACGGTCCTGGTGCTCACAACGGTCTGGTATGGACCAACCGGCTCGACGTTGCCATGGTTTAAGAACGTCGCCAACGGCATCGACGTAAACACGCCGCCATCGACAGAAAACCTTTGGACAAGCGTAGGCGACATCGAGGATGCAAATTTTAATCCTACGCGCGATGAAGTGGAAGTTTTCTCACCGTCGCCCGGTCACTACGTGATGAGCGAAAAGCTTACCAAGTTTTCGCGGCTCAGCGTGGAATTCACCTTGCAGGATATGAGCGAGCTTTTTTTCGAAATGCTGATGAGCGCCAAAGGGCCGATCGGCAGCGGTTCGAGCGGCGGCCCGTATTCGCCTTACACTGCGACCGGAGTTATCCGCGGCTGGTTCCGTTGCGCGCAATTCGGCCAGGATGATGCGCAGAATAACATCTTCGTGGCCTGGGGCCGCGCCACCGCGCAAGCCACACGCTTCTCGAACGACATCGCCAAAGGCAAAGTTACGTTCGAGCTGCTCGCGAATCCGCTCAATAGCGGCACGATGAGTTTGGAAGCGTAGAAGGGGCGCGGTAATGGCGCTGATAACTGCGACGTGGCGCGTAACGCTAAAGGGCGAGGTGCTCCTGGACTGGCCCGATCTGACTGAGGGCGAGCCCAGGCTGGCTTCTTCGTTTATTAGTGACCGTTTCGCGGCTTTTAACAGTGATGGCATCGGGATGCGAGCTATAGGTCGATCAAACGTTTCTCATACTGCATCATTCGCGCGCGTCCGAATATTCGATTCAGATGTGGAAGCGCGGAACTTTATGCAACGGGCCTTTGAAGAGGCGCCTGTTGGTCCTGGTTATCTCGAAATTCAATGGCAAAACTCCGCGGGAACAACCATCACTAATTGCGCTTTGACCGGGTTTAACGCCAGGACCGAAAACAATTTTTTTATGGCGGATTACACGTTGCAAGGTGGCGTGTTAATCCCGAATTCACCTGTTGATGCCTCAGCGGCCGGCAATAGCGATGTTTTTCTATATCCACCAGGATTTCCATTTCTGGGCGTGTACGTAACGGGAGGCGCAGGCGGATTATATACGCACACCGTTTCATTGCTGGCGGGCAATAATCCGGGCGACATTGCAGATGTTTATATCAGCTTAAATGCCGTGGATGGCCCGACCATAGAAATTTACGATATAACGCCAGCGGGCACATTGCTATATTCGGTGACTGCCGCGACCTTCGATCGCACCGAAGACTTTGAGCGGTTTACCTGGGACGGCACGGCGTGGTCACTCACCTAACACATGGCTGACCAGGATTTCGATATCAACATCCGCACGCTGGCGGATACGACCGGGATCAAGCTAACTCAGGCGCAGCTCGAAGCCTTACAGAACGCGGCAAAAGAAGGTAACATCCGTGCCATAACTGCAATGAAGCAGTTAACCGACGCTCAGGCCGAAGCGCAGAGCAAGTTAGGCATCGGCCTTACGGGGAGCGCTCTTGGTCTTGGCACAATAGTGACGCTAGTCACCGCGGCGATCAATAAGTGGCGAGCATTCAACGATGAACAGGACCGCATGGTTGACGGCATGATCCGGGCAGAGGAAAAGGCGCGCGCTTTAGGGGAGGCAATTATAGAAACGCAGGATGCAATGATTTCCGCGCAGCGTGTGGACACTGAGCCTCTAGAACAATCGTTTGTTCGATTGCAGCAGGAAATCATCAGGTTAAAGACCGAACAAAGTTTGTTAAATCTTCCCGAACAAGGCGAGGAATGGAAAAAGCTGAACGCGGAAATTCATGTTAATGAAGCTTTGCTCCACAGAGTCACATCGGCCATGCAGAAGCAGGCCGACGAAGCTGATAAATTAGCGAAGGCCAACGCAAAAGCGCACGAAAAAGATGTGGAAGACCGGGAGAAGTTTGAGCGCAGCGCATTGGCGGCAGCAAATCCAAACGTGCAGCGTGTATTGCAAAACGAAGCGGAGGCAAGGAGAACCGGCGATCAGATGTTTCAGAAATCCGCGGAAGCATACGAGCGCGGCCTTGGGCCGGACCAACGGGCAGAGTTAGAGCAGCTCCGAGTGTTAGAACAAATCAGGGACGCCTGGCGCTAGTTATTATGGACCCAAGTTTTATACCCGTTCGAGTTACGCCGAGTAAAACGCCCTTCGGTTTGGATCAACTCTCGCGCGAATATAAAACCGCGCTAAGCGCCGAAGCCGCGATCGCCGCAGCGCCGGCGGTGGGCACCGCGGATGAAGTTTTCCCTAACATGTTCCTGATGCCCATCAGCACACCGGAAACCGCGGAATCGGCAACGCGCATCGATCTGCTTTACATGGGATGCCTGGCCGGCGCCGAAGGCTCGCCAACATTACCGGATCAAAAGCACGACAGCGACAATGCCGTGCAAAGCGCCAGCAGCAGCTCAGGTCCTAACGGCCCGATTCCAAGCCCTATTACAATCCAATTTTATGCGCCTACCAGCACACTCACCTATTTCTCCTATCTGGCGCCTGGAACGACTCCAGCGGATGATCCAACTGCTCCACTGGTAATCATTAACATAAATGCAGGCACTTCTAATTTTACGGGCGGCAGCGTGTCGAGCCTGTTGGGTTATTTCAACCCGCAAATACTTGGCGTTATGCAGGCAACCGAAATTGTTCCCGGCAAATACTGGCAAAACGTGGCACGAAAAACGAAATCATACACGGCATTCCAGGTAAACCTCCCGCCAGGCACAGCAATCGTTTCACTTTACAATCCGGGCATCAATTATGTTGCGGGCGACACCCTTACAATTTCAAGCGGCGGTGAAAGCGCAACGATCGATGTCATTACGGTAGGAAGCATCTTCGGCGATGGCGGTGGTATTCTAAGCTTTAGCGTGAGTGCGAATTCATTTACGGCCAGTCATACCGCGCTTGCCGCCAGCGGTGGCAGTGGGACTACTGCCGGATTTAACGTTTCCATCTTTTAAGTGAACATTCCGCCGCCACCGCCATGCCCGCCAAAGCTTCGCGCTTACCTTAAGCTATTACGCGAGGCCGCCATGACCGCGCGACCTATCCAAGGCCGTAACACAAGCGTCAGCGAGCATAACGGCGAAGGCACGGTCATTAATGCCGATGATTGCGCGCCTTGTCCGCCGTGAACATTCCGACGCCAGATGAATTTACCAAACAAGGCGGCTTCAATCCATTCCCGCCACGCTGGGAGAAATGGCTAAGCAGTGTTAGAGAAGCCATCCTAACAAGCCAGCCAACCGCCGGCCGCCATGTTAGTATTGACGAACATCCCGGCAAAGGCACTGTAATCAATGTTGACAGACGCCCGGCATCTATTTCCTCGTGCAATATTCCGGTGCGTCCTAATACCCGGCTGATTTCGGCTACAGGCTCGAAATACGGTTTCCGTAACATCACAAGTTATTGCGGCGGCAGCCTCACCGGCGGAAGATACGTTGACGTCAATTTCGGTTGCCTTCCAGCTGATGGAGTTACCACGGGCACACCGGACTCCATGTTGCGCTTTTACCTGCAGGCCGATGGACACCTAAGCGAATGCACCGCCGCAGCGATCGGCGCCGGTAGTTGCTTCGCGCATCCCTCCAGTGGCGGCGATTGCGGATGCGGCGGCACCGGAACCATGTCCTACACGCTGCTCAGCGGCCCAAGCGCGGGCACAACCATTGATCCTTCGATCGGTGCCGGGAAGGCGGATGTTACCGCGTGCAGCGGCGCCATTCATAACGGATCGCACAGTTATTCCTGCAGCGACTTTGACGTAAATTCGCTTTTTGATAATAGCCTGGCCTCCTATGGCGCCGGTGTAACCCTATCAACCGAATATACCACCGCGGAACTCATTGCAGATACTACCGCAACGCTGCCGGCGGATTTCAGCGGAGATTTCACACTTGGCGAGCCCTATTCACAGAGAACCCTTAGCGATGACGAATCAAACTACGAAGTGATCAGGGGACAATATGCGCTCGTGCTCGACGTGCCGACGCCAAACGATTGCACCGTGAAATGGCGCGAACGCACCATCGCTGCCGATGGCACCACTTGCCTCGGCGATGTTTTCAAATCCGAAGTGATCCCGGCAGGATCGCAGCAAACAACCCTCCATGAACTTTTTGAACCACCAACCAATGGAACGATTATCGTGGTGGGCGATTGCTGCTGGTATGATGGCAGCTCATGCGATATTCTGGATCACTCCCATTGCGAGGATGAATTTCCGTTCGCCGGCACATGGTTGGCGCCATCATGCGCAACGCCTTGTGATGATTCGGACTGCGCATGAAACCCGGCGACGCCATAGCTACAGTTGCCCAACCCATCGCGCGCGGCATCGATTACGTATTCGGCACCGATATACAAAACTGCCAGGGCTGCAAAGGACGCCAGCAGTATGTCAATTCCATTTATGACCGCTTTTTTAACAAACAAACCAAAGGAAAACCCATGCAGTTTATCATAACACGCCAAATCGCAGTCGAAGCCGAAACACCCGAAGAAGCCGTAGCCAAAATCAGCGAAGGCCAAACTGTTTCGATGTCAGTCAACCCGCGGCCCCAACCAATGCAGCAAAGGCCGCAACCCCAAACCGTAAAACCATAAAACCATGATTCTACAACTAATCGTCGCCGTCGTCGGACTGCTCATGTATGTCCTCGCCACTAACCCAAAAATAAACGAAATCGGCCGAATTCTATTCTGGACCGGAACGCTAACATTCCTGTTAGGCGCACACTTCCCGATCCTCGGCCATTAAAATCAACTGCCGCTAACTTCCCTTCACCTTTGCGAACGCGTCCTCGATTAAGAACATAACGACACTGGACGATACCGTGTATCCGTCGCGACACTTCACCCTGATCGACTTCAGCGCATCCACAAGCGGCTGCACTTTCTCCCGCTCGGCGGCGAGTTGCTTGCGGAGTTGCGTTCGTTCTCTCGCCAGTTTCACGTAGGCATCCCATTGTTCGGCGAGTGCGGCGTTGAAGTCTCGAAGAATTTCGCTACACACGGCTATCATCAGTTTTCCGTTGGATGATTCGGGACTGAACTGCCGAGTTTCTGTTCGCGTCTCGTAACCAAATTCGGGAGCGCATCGCTCATAAATGTTGTGAAAATGTTGCGCAAGGGACAGCGGCGTCCATTCGCCTGTGGGTTTGGGTTGGTTCGGACATTTTTTGTCACTGGCAAAGTGCCGTTCACCGCAATGTTCGCATGGTTCTCTCATAGCTGTCGTGGACTTGGGTTGGTCGCTCATTTCATGTGGTTGGCTATCCATATAACGACTGCTAGAATTGCAATTAACATAGATGAGATGAATAGAAATTGCCCTGCGTCGAGTTTCATTTCCCCTCCTTCACCTTTGCCCGCTCGGCGGCGAGTTGCTTCAACGCTTCATCGAGAAACGGCTGCGCATTGCGCAGTGCTGCGTTGTGGGCGTCGGCTATCTCCTTTGCGTATTGCCCAACAAATCGGTGCATCGGCAGAAGCACACCATCATCGTCACCAGTCCATTCGTAATCTGTCATAAATTCCATTTTGCCCCTCAAAGCATCATTCCAATGGAATGGCTTGGCTGTAGTCTGTTCGTCTTTCGTGGGTTTGGGTTGGTTGCTCATGGCCTAACAAGTCGTCCGGAATCTGAAAATTGATTTGTGGTACCAAGGGTGAATAAATCGGCCAGGTCGACCCTCCTCATACGCCGGCGGGATTGCTTGCGTAAGAAGTCCCTCGAACATATGTTCAATCCGACCATCCGTTGTAAGTCGTTCAGCCTCAACACAAATGGATTTTATACTAGCTTTGTTGTCTGATGTTCTGGGGTACAAGTGGGTTGCTCTATTATACCAGTCCACTTTGATGGAATTTAATGCTTGCACACTAACGAGAAGCTTAATTAAGATTGGCACAGAAAGCGTGTTCATCGTCTCGCCCTACCCCACTTGCGCCATCTATGAAGCTGATTACTTCGTGGAGTAGCCCACTCTAGATTGCACAGTCTGTTATCGTCTCTGATAGAATTGATGTGATTCACAATGGTATGTTTTGGAGACGGTTTGTCGAGAAATGTGGAGGCTATTAATCTGTGAACCGAACAGCACTTTACTTTACCGAAGCGAGATAGGTTGATGTAAAGATAGCCCACCCCTGGATGCTTATTGAGTCTGAGAATCTTACCTACGACACGGCGCTGCGTGCTGGTACGACGTCGCACTCGACCGCGTGAAGAACATTCATGTTCTGGAAAATCGGGAATGATCCGCCAAATCTCATCAGAATCAGCAATAGCCCGAAGCAACAGTTTCCTCAAAAAGCGATAATTGGCCCATCCAAAAAGAAAGTTGCGTGGTGTTGGTGAAGGGCGTATAAAGCGCGCCTTATGGACAATACAACGAATGTCAAGCGTGAGTTGGGGTTTGTGCCTTCGATGCTGGTGGGGATGCTGGCTGGGTTGGTGGGGTGCATCTTGTTTGGTGTGGCGATGGTGGTGATTCGGCTGATGGTTTAGGGTTGCATGGCTTCGAGCTGGTTCTGGGCCTGGCGAAGTTTGGCGCGCAAGGTGAGGATGTAGGCGTGATCGGCGTCATCGCGGGATTCCCACATTTCGAGTAGTGCTTTGAGAGTGTCGATGCGTTGGATCTTGGCGAGGAGTTTGGCTGAATGGCGCCTGCTGTGTTCAGGCGAGTCCCAGTGTAGCCATTGGCGGCTCATGGCATTTTGAATTTTGCCTTTAGCTCCTCGACAGCGTCACGGACGATGGGCTGCATCTTGGAGATCTCTTCGTCGGAAACTTCTCGCCCTGGCGGCAGTGGTTGGTAAGCTTCACCTTTTGGCGCCGGCTTTTTGGGGAAGTAAGGTTGGGCCTGTGATTGCTTGCGTTGACTGGGCAAATAGCCTGCTCTTTGCCAACTGAGCAATGTGGCTTTCCAATCGAGGATGGGTTTACCGCCGTTTGTCCAGCCGTTGCCTCGTCCTTTCCAGTAGAACCAGTCGGCGTCGGAGTCCTTGATCCCTTTCCCTCTTGAGAACTCCCTAACCCTTTGAAGACCATTGTCAGTACCAATGTCAATGTCAGGGTTTTGCTCGCGCTTTGCTGCGCTTTTGCTACCGCCTTTGCTACCAGCTTCAATGCGCTTTCGCCGTATTTCCTCCTCTCGCGTCATGCGTCTGTTTATTAGTGCTCCCTTTTGGTCTCGGCTTGCTACCCCACCTTCGAGTAGACATCTCACTGCATCCGCGGTTTCCTGCTCAGTAAGTCCGAGGAGCCGGGCCAGATTTAGGTTTGAAATGGGCTTGCCATTCAAGACCAACCTGCCGCGGTCCTCGGAGCAGTGCATAAGCATTAGCAGTTCAAGCCAAATACCTCTGTGATGATACGAGAGCGATTGAATGCCGACATCCTTGCGCCAATCACCGACGTAGAACTGGATGTGCGGCTGACTCACTTACCATTGTCGCGTGGTGGTGGTGGTTTTGGTGGTTTAGGCTGTGGTTTTGGTTTTTCTGCCATGTTGGAGCTCCTTTCTTTTGTTCTTTTCGATGTACTTTGCGCATTGGGCGCAAACTGCGAACGGATACGAGAAATGTTTGGTTTTGATGGTGACGACTGTTTGGGCTGTCCTGGTGCACTGGGCGCCGGTGCGATCGGGAAGCTCGCAATGTGCTCGGGTGCGAAACCTGGCCGGCGGCTTTGGAACTGGCGGTATTAGGACAGCATCCATAGGAGTGCGATGACTGCGATGCAGAGGATGATTCCGCAGGTTAAAAGCATGGCCTTACGCTCATCGCGCGAAAGCATCTGCACCTTGTTGCGGTGGACATGGTAAAAGTATCTCGAGATGAAATGGATCATTTGGCGTCCAGGCTTTTGACCAACTCTTCCTCCTGCTTTTCGAGAATCTTGTTGTACTCGAGCAGCCGCGGGTAATGTTCCTTTAACGAGGCGCGAATCAGTTCGTTGGCGATTTCATCGACGCTTGTGGTCCGGTGCATGCCCTGGTCGTCCAGTTTGCCGGAGCGCCAACGCGCGATGATCAGACAGGCTTTCCAGACGTCGCTGGAAAGGTATGTGGGTTCACGCCGCAGATTCATGGTCCTGTAAATGTTTGAGCATCCGTTTCATGTGTTCGTGCTGGTCATCCACAATCGAAAGCGTGGTTAAATCGTGCCATAACCCGTCGTAGAACTCGGCGTCGGGATGGATTTCCAGTTGCGTTTTGCAGTGCTGGCAGACGACATACGCTGAAGGCGGGATCGGCACGCGAACGTCCTCTTCGCAAGATGGACATGGATACTCGTTGTAATCAGAAAGGTATGGCATCTTCATCCTCCTCTGGTGGTCCCGCGGCTTGTACCGCTTCTTTCATCGCTTGAAATTTGGACGGCTCTTTGAGCGTGTATTCGCGGGCTTGTTTCTGTGCCGGCTGCGCGCCTTTGCGCGACCATTTGCCCTGAAATTGCACCGCGTTTTTCTCGAGCCAGTCACGCACGTATTGCGGCCGCCACACCTGCGTCCCTACCCCGAACTTCTTACAGCACCGGCGCAATGCTTCGCTCCACGCACTTTCCACGACATCGCCAAACGTCATTTTCGGATTGTTGGGAAAATACTTCGCCGTGCCAACGGCTTCGGCCACGAAGTTGCCGCGGATCATCAGCACCAGGTCCACCGCGATCTCGTTGGCGTCATTTCGCATGAAACGTTCCCGGCATATCTCAGCCACAGCACCTGGCCCGAACACTGCCCACAACCGTTCACGCAACGCCATGTGCCCGATGTAGATGATGCCGTCATGGCCGCGGATCTCGACTTCGTTATCCGGGAAATCTTCGCGCAGCTTCTTTTGCTCGTCCTTGTTGAGCTTGAGCTGGCTCGCGCCTTTGTAGGCTTCGCCCAGGAGGGCGCCGATGTGCTCGGTGCGCAGTTGCTTGGCATCGGCCGGCGCGTGTTCCGGCGTAACTGCCGGCGGACTTTCGGTTAAAGCTAGTTCGTCGGTCATGCCACCCTCCTGTTGAACTTGGGCCACACGGTGCGCCGTTCCTGGTAGGCTTCGACGTCAACCAGGCGAACGCTGTGGCTTTTTTTGGTGTGAATGATGACCGGGAGATTCGTCCGCACCCATTGCGGGGTTTTTTTGAGCATCTTGGCCGCATCAGGGACCGGGATCTCTTCAAGGCGCCGGATGCGTTTCACCATGTCGGTGAATTCGCGTTCGAGGTGGGTGAGAGCGGCGCTCATTCTTTAGGCTCCTCGCCATCGCGTTGCTTCTCCTCCGCCGCGAGCCGCTCAATAAGGCGCCCAACGCTAAGGTCGCGTTTCACGGCAAGCGCAAAGAGAGTACGCTTGCTTTTCCTTTCCATGACTACGTCCAGACGCGCAGGTGATTTGAAGCGCTTTGGACGTGACATATCTAAGGATTCCTCTGGCAGTTACATACGTGTTGTAACTACGCATAAAACCCGTGGGCAACGTGTGCAATTAAATTCTTGATTTTTAGAGTAACGTGTGTATAAAACCCTCGAAATTGTCTCTTTATGCCCTCCACCAAAGTAAGACTGGATCTGACTGTTCAGCACAGATTCAAGGAAGATGCCCGGAAGCTCGCCAGAGAACGGCGACGCTCGATTTCCGGCCTCTTCGAGGACTTAATCGAAGAGGAAAAGGTTCGCCAAAAAAAAATCTGGCAGACACACATAAAACACGTGTCCGGCGCGTTGCTTCCAGCGCTCGCTAATTCACTCCTATGAAACTCACCGAACTACAACCCATCCTGCAACGCGATCCATTCCGGCCTTTCGGCGTGCGTTTGAGTAACGGCACAAGCTATGAATTCAACGAATCGCGCGACCTCGGTGCGCCGCATAAGGTGACTGATACAATCTTTTACTTCGGCGCCGAAGGCTGGGTGTTAATCGACATCGAAAACATCACGGAAGTATTCCAACGCCAGTGAAAACCAAAAAATTTAAGCCTCTCAGCAAAGGCGAGGGCGATCCAATCGAAAATTGGCTGGAACTGAATGAAGCAATCGCTGATGCGGTTTCATTGGTGCGCTTTATCGCAGACCGGCGCACCATTGATGGTAAAACCATGACGCTTTCGCAGATTCAGGAAGAGGCGAAATCGTGTATCGCCGCGATTGATAAAATCCTGAGACCGTGAAGATCGGCCACGTAGAAATCCAGGTCCAGCAGTACGGGGACGGGCGCTGGGGCTTTGACGATTACTCCAAAGGCCCGCGCAAAATGGTGCGGCTTCTCACCAAGCAAAAAGCCTTGTCCCGCGCCACCGATGTCGCCGTTCTCATGGCCAACGGCCGCGGCGATCTGTTGCAGGTCGATGCCGGCGAGCTGGCTGAATTCCGGCAGTGGAAAAATGCGTGCACTTCCAGTCCATCATTCGCCGACGCGCGCACGGAATTTATTGCACTCAAAAGTCGCCGGAGCAGCCGGCACGTTATATCGCTCGAACGCGACCTCAAACTGTTGGAGAATTTCATCGGGCCGAGCGTAGCCATCGGCACTGTGACAGCGTTGGACATTCAGCGTTTTCTTTCTTCACGAAACGTGAGCGAGCGCCGCAAATTCAATCTGCGCGCCGAAACGATTGCCCTGTTTCGCTGGGCACGTCGGATGTCCTACCTGCCGGACCGCACCACCGAAGCGGAGAAAGTTGAACCAATCGAAAAACTGCCGGGCAAACCAAACGTTCTTACGGCCGCTCAATTACAGATCATGCTCGATAACGTGCTCGAGGCATATCTGCCGTGGCTGGTGATCGGAGCATTCGCCGGCATTCGCACCGAAGAAATTGCGCCGGATCGCAAAAGCAAAAAGTCCCCGCTCATGTGGGAGGATTTCGACTGGCGCCACAAGGTGATCATCATTCGGGAAGAAACCAGTAAGACCAAGCACGAACGCGAAGTGCCGATCCTGCCCAATTTGGCACAATGGCTTGTGCCATATCGGAACTCAAAGGGACCGGTGATGGGTGATTGCCCGCGGCAACCAAACGACCGCGAGACCGCGCGCCTGGGCAAACTGATCGGCGGCTGGAAACACAATTGCCTCAGAGATTCCTATTGCAGCTACAGAACGCGCATCCTGCAAGACGTTCCGAGGACCAGCTACGAAATGGGCAACAGTATCCAGATGGTCAAACGTTCCTACCACCGGCGGCAACCGATCCGCGCCGCGCGCGAGTGGTTCAATATCAAGCCGGCCAAAGATCCAAAGGTGATCGCGTTTAAGCGAGCGATAGCAAAAAAAGTATCAGAAAGTATCAAATAGACCCCCTCAATTCCGCATGATCGGCGCATCAATTGAACGGTTTTACCTAGCAAACGCGATTTTAGCTACGTAGCGTTTTCGGGTTCGAATCCCGCCGGCCCGATGACGTTTTTCATAGGTAAAACAGAATCGGCGCAGAAAAAAGTATCAAAAAAGTATCAGATTTGCATTGCTAAGGGTTTCGCTTAGGCGTATTTCGGTTACCCGAAGTGGCATCATCTTCGGATCAAACGCTCGTTAGTCCCGCCGCCGGCCAGCGTTTGCCTGGCTTGAG